GGTGGTGGATGCCTGGAGGCGGACGCTTGTCGGCACCACTCACGTGGCATATCTTTCGACAACCACAACAGTGGCTCCGAAAGTTGGGGCTGCAATAAGTTTAACGTATACCAGCAGCACTCTCAATGACACTGATTATCTGTTTTACGAGTTGCTCAAGGCCAAAATGATGAAGTCACTTGGCCGCAATCGGAGGGCATTTACGCTGAACGATTTACCTATTGCCTCGGACGCTTCAGAACTTGTTTCTGAAGGCCAGACTTTAGAAGAATCGACAATGACGATGATTCACGAACAATCAAAAGGGTATCTTGCCTGGGGTTAATCTATGCCAGTTTCCAACGTCGTGCTCCCCATCAATGCCTTATTCAAGGCGATGGCCGAAAAAATTGATTTCACACCCGTGTACTCTGAATTGGATGTGCAAAGCATAGTCACACGTTTTCGGGCTCAGGCCCTCCACAAAAACCCAAAGGACAACCCAAAAATACTTTTTGGCTTTCAGAGAAGCCCGCTTCATAAATATGACATTATCGGGGGCCGTGGCAAATGGTCAAGCCCGAAAACAGGGACGGGAAACAACCTCACTGATTTCTACAAGGCATTATACGGGGAATTGAATATTACGTTCGCAGCGTACTTCAAAAACATGACTGATCTTGAAGAGTTTGAACTCGCTATGGCGTGCTGGGGAGGCATAACAGAAATTAAAAGAGTTGAGGTCTTGCTCCCCGAACTCTCCGCTGAACCCTTTATCTACCCGATTGATTGGGAAGACCTGGACACCATTGAAATGCCGGACAACGACATCTACAAAATGGGACTGACCGGAAACTTTTTCATACGTGGATTTTTCTTCGTATTCGAGGGATCCCACAAAGCCATAAAATCTATTACAGCAAAGATAGCCGAATATGAGGAACTTGTCTTTGGCACAGACGGAAAACCAAAATCTCCACAACCAGCTCCAAAAGGCTTGCAGCCAGATATTGTGGTGGATGATACTTCAGCTCTGGCCTACCACACCAGCCATCCAGTATGATGCCCTGGCAAGGCGTTTTCCATTGAAATGTCGAAACGTATAAAAAAGGGTTAATGAGTACAGTCACGCTACAATCAAGGTCAAAATTTCCAATAAGGGTGAAGTATGGCAGTGAAACCCTGAACATTCCACCGCAAGGAAGAGCAGAGGGTATAGATGAAGCACTTCTCGGTGAAATTCCCACAGGGATTACGGTGGTCATGCCAGCTCAGACAGTAAAGAAAAGTATTTCAAAGAATCAAAAGAGGAACTAACCAAATGGGTGAAGCAAAAGTAACACTATCACTGACCGATTTAACCAATCGCGTACAGTCTGCCGGAGGGTATTACGGTGGAATCGTAATTCCTGCAAAGAAGGGGGCCATAGGGGTTCCGACACTGGTCACGAATGATAGCCAGTTGCTCGACCGCTACACTTCAGATGGCAAAATCTCAGTGGGGGCCGACAACTCGTTCTATTCAGCCAAAGCATTTTTGCTTCGGTCAAACAAACTTTGGGTCGTCCGCGCAGCCGGAACGGGGTACAAATATGGCAACCTTGAGGTGGTCAAAACAACTTCAAGCGGAGTTTCGGCTCCAGCCGGTGTCCTTCCAGCCGTAACGGAAACAGCAATCGTCACTTTCACAGCTCCAGCAGCGACTGAAGTAATTGTTCTGGGGGGTATGACTTATACGGCTCACGGGTCTGTCGAAACGACAACAAAAGAGGTTCTCACAGCCGCCTTCATTGCGGGGGTTGCAAATCCAGCGGTGGGAACAGGTGCCTTAACTATAACAGATGCGGTTGAACTCGCAAGATGGACAAGAGAGGCCGGTACAACAACGGCCAAAGCAAAGTTTACCGCAGTAACACAGAATGCCAATGTCACACCAGACCTCACAAGTTCGGGCACAGGGGCGGCTAAGGCCGTTGTCGTTGTCTCTCAGGGGTCGGTTACTGGTACAGCTACGGGTGTGGGAGCGGCGGGTCTTAATTCTTACTCTTTTAGCGCGGATGGTATTTTCTTACTGTACGGTACTAATGAAGGTGTATGGAATAACGATATCAGTATTAAAATTACAGCGGTCAGTAGTGACAAAGCTCCTTCGGGTTCCTATGCCTTCGGAATTGCGGTACTCTATAAGGGATCCCTTAAAGAGACGTGGACTGTCAGCAGGGTGCTCGGTCAAAAGGATGGTTACGGAAAGACAATGTATATTGAGGACGTTCTCAAATCGTCTCTGTATATACGGGCAGTTGACAACACAACCGTGGATACAAGCACTATTCTTCCAAAGTTCAATTCCTCTGCTATATCTTTTGGTGGCGGCAATGATGGTGCGGCAGTGGTTGACGGGGACATCGTGTTGGCATACGCAGCACTGGACAATGACATTTACCCCGTGACCTACTTAATGGATGGTGGGCACGCAGTTCCCGCAGTTCATCAGGCGATACTTTCTCAGGCAGACACCCACTTGGATCGCTTTGCTATCCTTTCCTTCCCGTTTGCCGCAGAATCGGCCAGTGACTACCTGGCCGCCTTGCAGCTTTACAAGGGAACGACTCTTGGAGCGTCAACGTATCTGGGCGGAATCTACAGCTCATACGTCAACATCTATGATGCGGACAATGACCGCGCCATTACCGTATCTCCAGATGGCTACATTGCGGCTCTGTTCTCGCAGGCAGCGACAAAGAGCGGGCATCTTTACACTCCAATTTCAGGTTTCGAGACGGGCAATCTCTCGGCTTTGGGCGTAAATAGCCTCTACAGGAACTTCTCTCAGGGCGAACGTGACCTGCTTTGTGACGCGGGCATCAACCCAATCAAGTTCATCAATGGCCGTGGTTGTATACTCTGGGGCCAAAACACTTTGTACGGCACACCGTCGTCGCTGTCTCATGCCAACGTCGCAGGCTTGCTTATCGAGATTCGTCCGGCAATCATGGACTACCTGAACGAACTCATGTTTGAGATAAACGACTTTGTCAACGACAAGGGAGTGAGGTTCATGGTTCGCACTCGTCTGGAATCGTACCTGAACCAATTCATACCAAACGGCATGTATGACAAAAGGGTACTTTGTGATGATAGCAACAACACAACAGAGGACGTGGATGCCTATCGGATGAACGTCTGGATTTATATCAAACCGGCACGAGATATTGAAGATATCCCGTTCAAAACAATCTTGACTCCAACGTCGGTGTCTTTTGACTTGGCCATTTCGAGTTCAGTAACCAACACACTTGCTTAAACTATGAGACCTACTATTGACCAAATCAGGCAGCTTGGAGACTTTCAGCCCATGTACACATGGGATCTGTCCTTCATCCAGTTCCCGAATGCGCTCCGCAATCGGCCTTCCCGTGGCGACGTAAACCTCCGGTGCATAAGCACTGGAGTGCCAAAAAAGAGTGACCAGAATATCGAGATAAATATCAGGGGTCATAAAGTTCGCCAGTCAGGCATTGGCCTGTATGAGGGAACTTTAACCCTTACTTTTGTCGATACGATTGATCAGACCATCGCAGATTTTATCTACGAGTGGCAGCAGCTCCTCTGGGAGGATAACACCGGCCTGGCCTATCCAACAAAGGATATTGAGGCCATTGTCGCTATTACGCGCCTTGACCGAGAGAACAACCCTGTCAGAGTTTATACTCTGTATGGCGTGAAAGTTGAAGACCGTGATCACGGTGGGGAGCTTGGCTCGGACACGAACGACGTGTACAAACCCACCATGACGATAGGCTACGCTTATTTCACGGAAGAGAACCTTTATTAATTTTGCGGAATGCTCAAAATAAATGACGTTCGCAAGATTGAATTTGGGAAAACTTACTTGTGGGAGTTAATGTTCGATGAAAACAATATCGCGCCTAAGCTCCCCTCGTACTTCCGAAAATGGACACCTGCAATAACGGTAGAGGAAGAACTTGCCTCAGTTGAATCCTACACCGCCACAGTTTATAACACAACACTCAAATTCCCAGAATCCACAACGGCGTTTCACGTCAATGTTACGTTTGCTGATGACTATTTAGGGTCAATCAGGGATTGGATAACAGCATGGAAAAATAGCACAATTTTACAGGGTGGTTATTGCGTTGCGACAATTGGAGAATGCACAAAAATTCTGCATGTAAGAAAATTGGATAGCAGAGGTGGTATTTTATCAAATAATGCTTATCTTGTATATCCTGAAGGCGACACGAACTACAATGGAGACAGTGAATCGTCACTTGTCACCACCGCAGTTACGTTTGTTGTCGTGGGAACAATTAAGCAGGCTCCAGCGAGCAATAACATAACCAAAACGAAACCGTTATAATGGCAAAAGTTCAAAGGGCGATAAAACCGCCAGCAAAAATAGAAGGGTCAGAGAGGGTTGAAAGACAAGACCAACATTTCTCTCCAGAAATTGAGGTGAAACAGTTGCCTTCGGGGTTCAAGCCTTACCCAAAAAACATGCAAGTGTCTTATCGCCCATTCTCAATGGGCGAAATAAAGAAAATGGGTCAGGATGAAATAAGCCTGGATAAAAAGTTTGAGTATGTACTCAAGGGAATTACGGTTATCAACATGGACAAGATGCAACTCACGGTCGCCGATGTTTTGTACTTGTCCATGCTCCGTAAATTGACAATCCCTGGAGTGGATACCGTAACCGTTACGAAAAGATGTGTGCATTGTGGGGGCTATATAGTAGGAAAGAAGGTATTTTTAGGGGAGGTAGAGTTTCAAGATCTCAAAACCGAATTGCCGGTATCTTTCGAGTATGAAGAAGTAAAATACAGCTTCAGCCTGTTGACTATAGGCGGCTTGCTCGAAATTGCCGCAGAAACGAATGAAGAACCCAATGAAGAGCAACTTTTAGCTAAAACGTGCGTAAGCCCTTCCTATGAAGAGGCCCTGGCAATGGTCACGAGACTGAACAATGACGTGCCGTACAACAGCCCCGACTTGGCCGTACTGAATACCATTGATGGTATGATGTATCACGGAGTGGCTCCGATAAAACTGGTTTGTGATGAGTGTGGTTTGGAAAACAAAATTTCGCTTGATGAAGAGGAGCAGGGCGTTCTCGTCCTGCCGTTTTGTGAAGATCCAGCACCTGTTGAGGCTCGAATATCAATTGGTTAAGAACTTGGGATTGTCGCTTTACGACATAAACAACACGTATATGTCAGAATTGACATTTTTACTGAACGAATACCAGAAAGAAGAGGCAAATGAAAATAGTCAGCGATGAAACAAGGGAGCAATTTCGCAAAGGATTAAGCTTTGTGGCTCCCAATAGGTCTGCCACTTCTGGTATGACTCAGGCGGAATCGAGAGCTTTTCGTGAGGAACTGGTCAAAACCCTGTACTCTCTGAAATCGACTCAGGATATCGTCAGAGCAAATAGTCAGCTTTTGTCCGTGGAGTTGAAAGACAACAAAGCTCTTCAGGACGCTGTTAAAAATCTGGGTGAAACAAGCCTATCAGAAACAGTTGAGAGCATCCTTGCCAAAAAAGATATCAGCAACAAAGAGGCAAAGGAACTTGTCAAGTACATGGAGAAATTCACGTTGTCTATGGAGCAGATAGATGCTTCGTTGACTGTTTCCATGCCTATGATTCTTGACAACCTATCTCAGGTTCTCAATGATGACACCCTATCAGTAGCCTACCGGAAGGAGTATTTGGAAAGTATTCAAAAGATGCTTGCGTCAAGCGAGGTCACGAAAACTTTATCAAAAGAGACCGTCAAGGAGATAGAGAAACTGACCAAAATCCAGACAAGTGCCTTGAACTTTACGGAGAAGGACAAGACGATGCTGAACTGGACAATGGCAGCCTTGAAGACGGATGCCAAAGACGTAAAGCTCTACAAAACCCTCAAAAACTTAGACAAGAGCATGAATGCGTCGGTGCTCACCGACAAAGAGTTAAAGAAGACTCTCAAGATGCAAAATTCCACAAACAATACCCTAAAGGATATGTTTGAAAAGCAGGGCGGAGCACTGTCTCAGGGCGTTGCTTCAGCCAGTGGTGGAATGCTTCAGGCGGCTCTTGCGATGGTCAGCCCAGAACTTGCACAGATTGTCGGCCCCACACTTGATAACGCTCTTGGAAACTTTCTTGGCTTCTTGATGGAGGGTTTGGTCTCCGGCTATGTTCATGGGGAAATGACTGACAAAATTCCACTGAAGGACAAGCTCCTGAAGTTATTCAAAAGACGGGTGGCCGTTATGCAAGGCGGAGGCATTGGCGGCTCCGCCACGGCACCATCTATGCCTGGAAGGGCACCGGCAGGCGGGTCAATC